CACACACGATCAAGAGATGCCGTTCCTGCCAGAACGCATCCTCCAGTTTCTCCGAGACCTCAAGGAACAACGACAAGCTGTTCGAGAATACAGAGATGCCAAAAGAGAGTACGAGAACATCAGAGAAGAGAACAAGTACTGGGACAACCACACGTGCGATTATTGCAAGAAGTCCTAATTACTTACGGCTAGTCCAAGGCGACCTCTCAAGCGACGAAGTCAATACCCTCATTGCTCGTATCCACTCAAACAGTTTATCCTCGAGAACACGTCGAGTTCTCGACTATTGTATCACCTTAGGTCACCACCACGAAATCATAACATGCAACAACCAAACGAGCCCGGCCACGGTATGGAACATCCACCGGCGACAATGGTCAGGTACATCTACCAAGACAAGGAAGCAGTCTGGCCCTGCAAGTGCGAGTCCTGCCCCTACACCTCAAAGGGACTCCAAACCTTCGTCAGAAAGATCGCTGAATCGAAGGTCTTATGCGACAGTGACCCCTCCAATCACGGTCCACAATCGCTTTGGACCACTTACAGTGAGTGGAGAGTGCAGCGACAGCTCGACTGGGACCGGTGTGCGACCTCCCATACCAATGCACAACGGATCAGCCAGTATGCACTTGACATCACGACCAAGGTCGCAATCTGCGTGTCAGATTGGATGTCAACAGACCAACTCACTCCAACGTGGTTCGAGACCAGGACCATATTGTGTGGGGGAGCACAAGTCACCCAAGGACAACCACCTGCTCGGGGGTGCCATCCCGCGGAAGGTGCTCGACCAACTTCGGATTGAGTGCGATGTGCTTGCCTGCAGCAACACCAGAGACACCACTTGTTGCGGGGCAAGCTATTGCACATCCCACCTCGCCAACCATCGGCGGGACCACCATTGCCACAAGTGCTTGGCGACACAAAACGTGAAGTGCAGCTCTTGCAGCACACCATGTTGCCAAACACACTTAGTCCACAAGTGCTCAGAAGGTAACATCTTGGAACATGAGCACATCAACACCAACATCATCACCACCCGCAACAAAGACAACAGGGAAGAGGTTGAGTCAGTTGGGAAGATAGCTAATCTTTCGGCAGCAACCAGCAAATTAGCCGCAGAAAGCTCACTGATCAACGTGAACACCGACGTGGCAGCCAGCAACAGGAACAAAATCAACCTTGAAGCTAGGCAGTTGAGCTTGGAGCTAAGCGCCAGAGAAGCTAATGACACCCACAACCTGACGGCCAAAGTGGAACGCCTCAAGGCCATCGACACCATCAAGACACTCGAAACCCCAACTTACAACAGGGGGAAGGTCCTCAACAAGTTGAGGAGGCTGCTCGAATTCCATGTCCGGGATTGTGACACTTTCCCCAAGAAGGCATCCCGACTCATTCGTGAGGAGATGGGGAAGTATGATATGGAGGACATCGAAGACGAAGCCACCATCTTGATGTTGATGTTAGCCAAACCAAGTTCACTCGAGAGGGTCTACCACAAGTCAATAACACCACGCACTGGCATACTCTCGCGAATCCTTCCCTCCAAAGCCAACAAGATCGAAGACCTCAACCACAGCTTGACCGGCAACCATAGGCGCATCGATGAAGCTCCATTCCTCAGTATGCTCACCGGGTTGTTTGGTTACAATTTGACCACCAAAACATCAGTACCGTTGTTTTTAAACGGGAAAGGCCCGACGTCCGAGTTGTCAACAACAACAACTGGTCAATCAGCCTGGCGGGCATTGAAGGTGGCATCTGTGACATCAGGTTTGATCTTGCTAAGTTTCACAGTGACAAAGTTGTATATACTACCACAGGTCGGTTTGACAGTAGTGAGTACTGGACCATCTACCCACAGTGTGGAGAGACTCAGCTCGCTGCTCTCACGCAACGGCATAGCCCTGGTGTTCTGAGCGAGTATGATCGAACGCTCAACCAGTCCATCTACAAACATCTCAGACCCCACAAGTGCTCATTGAGCCCTTGGTCTCTGGACGAGTATGTTGAGCACATGCCCGCTGACAAGCAAAAACTGTACCGGAACGCTCTCAACGACCTACAACAAGGGAACTGTGATCACAAGGCCCAGACAATAACATCATTCGTTAAAATGGAATATCTGACAACAACAAAGTTCAAAGCAACTCGGATGATACAAGGGAGGGACCCCAGGTTCAACATCCTCCTCGGTCGCTACATCAAACAACTTGAGCACACAATCTACTCAAGGCAGACCAGAGGGGGGAGGTTGCCTAATTTCGCCAAGGGGTTCACCCTATCCGAGTTGGGAGAACAAGTACGACGCATCATCTCCAAGTTCAAGAGGCCCAAGTTCATCTTACTAGACCACACAGAATTCGATGCCCACATCACCAGTGACCACCTCAAGGGTGAGACAGGTTTCATCAAGTCTTGCTTCAGGGGGGCAGACAGGCGCGAGGTTGAGAGGTTGCTCAAAAAGACCTACAACAACAGGTGTCACACCCGCAATGGGTTGAGCTACCGAGTCAAGGCCACTCGCATGTCTGGAGATGTCACAACAGGCTTCAACAACAGCCTGACGAATTTCTGCATCCTAACCGAGATGTTCAAAGGCTACAAACACCACATCCTGGTCAATGGGGATGATTCAATTGTTTTCGTGGAAGAGGACACCCCAGTCCCAGACTTAGCATGTTTCAAAGTCTACAACATGGAAACAAAAATCGACAACGTCACAACCATACCTGAAGAGATCGAGTTCTGCCAGAACAGGTTTGTTTATCTTGACAATGGGGAAGGGTACATGATGCCCAATCTGAATCGCATACAATCTAGATTCGGAAGAACCTTCAAGCTCCACAGCTTCAGCCCAAAACATTGGGTCGAAGACTACCACCAGTATTGCTCGGAGGTTGCTTGGTGTCTCGCCAGCCTATACCAGCCCATCAAGGAGTTACACTCATATTGGACCAGCATCTCTGAATCCTTTCGAACTGGACGGCGCATTAAAGTCGAACACTTCGAGAGATCGCTTAAGATCAAAGCTGACATCAATAGGAGACAACCGCTGCGAGTGTCATCAATCAATCAAAGCATCATGACCGCATACCCGGACATCGTCTCTCAACTCAACCGACATCCGCGAATGTTCTCCAACCCCAAGGTTCAGCAAACAGACCACTTCACCAACTTCACTGAAAGAACTATGATCTCCAGATTTTCTGGGTGCACAATGGCTGAACACACCATGTGACCCACCATGGTTAGCCTCCCACAATCACATGGGAACCCACCTCGCCACTGGGACCTCGGCTAGGCCTATCCCATACGTAACATCGTCATCAACAACACCTTCATCTCTCATCTCATCCAAATATCCCATTGAGCACGATCCTGGCAGGGACGTTGAAGCTCTCTCACATGGGACCAAAAACACACCAGGTTAACAAGTCCGAGACCAAGGCGGCCAAACTAAGGTCTCGGCCTCGGACATCTGGCAAAAACATTCATTATGTCCACACATCATTTATTTATCTCATCAACCAAACACCGTCTCTGTTATAAATCCCG